AACAGAGAAATGTTCTCTGATAATTTGCCCTGCGAGATTACGGTTCGTTTTATTACCGAACATATCAGCTAATTCCGGTAGTCCACCTCGGTAGATATCCCACAGATCATCAGCTTGTCGCCAGGCATCAAGGGCCGCTTTTTGTGCCTTGGTGAGTGTTGGGCTATCTGGCATTTGTACCTCAAGTGGTGGGAACGCCTGGGGCCATATTTGATCCAATGGAGCATCAATTGGCCACACACCTACCCAGGTAGCAAAGTCGCCATCTGGCCCAGGCCCGTAGGTCACGTCACAGCGACAGCCAGCCCCACAGGATGTACGACCATCGCCAGGCGTTTGTGCTAGCTCATTGTTGCCGCTGCCAGGCATCCCATACGGGCTACCATCTGCGACGCTTGGGCATTCTGGGCAGTGACGCGCTAAGGGTTCAAGAATCCAGTATATCCACAAATACGGACGCGCCTTATCAACGTTACCAGCGTCAATATAGCCGTCTTGAAATCCTGACCATGTGAGGTCCGCTTGTAATGCTACACGTGGCTTCACACTCGCTTGCCAGTCTTTGACATCCTGTTCTGAAAGCGTGACTTGCTGGTATGCGCTGCTTGCTTCATTCGCCATCTTTGCTGCCGATGGCAAATAAAACGCCAGGGTACTTTTCAGTTTGGGAGCCGGTATCAGTTTATGGTTACGCTTAAGGCTCACTTCTTCCCAATAGCCTAAGCTCCCGATAGCGTGCGATCGTTGGTAGGCATCTATCAGCAGATGCGTATGTCGAGTAATAAAATCGCTGGTAGCAGTGGCCTTTTTGACGATCACATCACGCGCTAACTGTGCTACTGACTCGGTAAGTTTGCGTTCGGTACGTCGTCGCTCCTGTGCATACGTGGCAGTGTTCTCAGTACGTCGACGATTATCTATTTCTATACTCAGCACTGGTTAACCCTCGATCCACCGCATCCAACACATGCAACACATCCAATGATTCATTGAGCATTCGCACCTGTTCGGCTAATGCTGCACCGCTATCACCGCCACCGTCAGGCGTTGGCTTACCCTTCACATCTGTGCTATTGGCGTTCGCATCACCCCTTGCAATTTCCGGTTTAAGGCTATTGCTTTTACTCGTAGGATCAATGGTCTCTATTGCAGATTGTGGCGGCGTTGGGATGCCAAGTTGATTTGCTAGCCAGTCTGTAAGCTCAGGGTATGGCATGATGAGCGGATTGCTACCATTCGTCAAGTCTTTGAGCGTTGTACCAATCACATTCAGATCCGCTTGTAATTTGCTGAATTTCATTTTTGGATAAACGCCTACATTGTCGTAGTTGTAATCGACTAACCGCTCTATGGCGTCGCTATTGATCACGTCTTCAATATACTCACAGATGCCTTGTTCGTTCTGTAAGAAAGTTTGTACCTGAGTATCGGCTAATGCATACGATCCGGTCTCAGCAGAACCAAGATTGATGAATTGACACAGCACGTTTCGAGCAATCATCACGTCATGATATTGTATCGATGGTTGTACTTGTTCGGCTCGGTTCTGGTTGTTGCGTGGATATTCAAACGTCCACCCAGGCGGTAATGTAACGCCCATAAGCTCATTGGCTCGAACGTTCTGCACAATGTTCTGAGCCATCGTGACATCATCAGCCGTAAAATTAATCGGTAGCTGAATGACCGGCGGGACAATGGCGTTACGTTCAATGCCGATTGCTTCAATTTTCTCAAATTGTGTTTTGTAGAACCAATGTTTATAGGCGTTGCGTAACTCGCTTAGCCCTTCAAAGTTGTTGCCCTCTTGTCGATTGACGAACAACAGCAGCTTATCAGCAGGGATATCAACGAACTCATAGCCATAATCTTTGAACGTCCATTGCTGAATACCAGCGAGTTCGTTATCACCATCTGCCCACCATCGCCACACAGTACGTGGCAAGAGCGGCGTCCAGCGGCTCCATTTTACCCAACCATCCTCTATCTTCCAGTTGACCTCAAACGGCATAAATCCAAACCACAGACTCATCAGGATATGCCTCAAGATGTCATCCCACTTTTGGTGAATGATGCGTCCCGATTCGGTTTGATAGGTCATGTCATGGAATAAGCAACTCTCGACGAATGACGCTATTTCTATGTCTCTTGGGTCATCGCTGGCTGGCACAATAGAAGCAGTAGCACGTCTGATCGGCAACTCTACCATTTTACGCACGGCGTTTATCTGTCCATCATTGCGTAACATCTGCTCATAGATTTTGATAGCATCTCGCCAGTAGAAATCAGGATTGTATTCTTCCGAGGTGATGATACCAGAGAATATCGCTGTACCCGTTGCACCATAGGAATTGAGCAATGGCGTGGTAGGACTGACAGTCGGCATGTCGGGATAGGGCTTACCATTCATTGCATGCCCAGGCCATTGTGTCTGTGCTTGTGTTTGCGTTCCAGGCGTGGATTTGCTGTACTGCGTTTTAGTACGTCGTGCCATAGTCCACCGCCTTAATCAAAGATTGCCGTAACCTGTGTACCTGCTCCAGTGACGACCCACGCGCCATTGACGCACATGACATCCGTGACATAGATATCACCTGCGACTGCTGTGGTTTTGCTGAATAACAAATTCGTACTAGCTGCTACCACTGTTGCGTTTGCGTCATACAAGCTCACGATACCACCGCCAGCAGCTACCAAGATACGGCTTACCCGCATAGGCAATGCTGTTGCTGTCCCTGTGCCATTAAGCGTGCCATCAGCAGGAAGAGATCCTTGCAAGTTGCCAGATGGCCCAATGATTTGTGATCCTGTTGTAGCGGCTGGCACAATCACTTTGAATTGACCACTCGCTCCTAAGATGTTATTTTTGAAATCCGCTTTCGCCATTTCACATTCTCCTTAGAATATTCTGTTCATCAGATTTTTCGTGTTGAGTTCTGAGTATGTTGTGAAGAGTTCTTCCATAGCCAACGCACCGATGCTCCTGTGTGGCGTTGCCAGTGGCCACAGGGCGAGGGCAAGCGCAATCACACAGTCATCATGCATACCAGATGGCGCGTTCATCTTAAGCATGCCAGATGGCGACCGTTCGTACTGATAGGCTTCAAGTTCATCAATCAATATCGGAATATTCGGATAGCTGATGGCCCTGTTTTCGATCATCAGCACTGCGTTTTCTATGAGTTCTTTTTTGGATGAGTTGGTGAATTTGTAGCCATTGATGCGGATATGCTCTCTGGCCAGCATGTCGTATATTGGATCTCCAACGCCGGTACTATCCATCCAGACAATAGCGTTATTCCAGGTATTGACCATCTTCAGGATACGTCGCATTTGCAAGATATAGTCTTCTTGGTGAAAGCGTTCAAAGGCGACCACGTGACGGTCTACTGTGTCTACCACAATCGCTACCGTGTAGTCGTTGTATTTGGCAACGTCGAGGCCAATGATGTATTGATGCGGTAATGTTGCAGTGGTTTGTAGCTGACCTTTGACGCACGATCGCGGGTGGTGAAACACTCCGCCAGCGTCGTCAACGAACTCTGCTAACCACTCTTGGCGAAACGTCCGATCGCTTACCCGTTCTCTGGCCATGCTTGCCGCTTTTTGAATCTGTGGCATCGGATTAGCTGTGCTTGGAGCCTGGAACGATCGCACATAATCCTGATCGTCGCGTTGCCCTACCAGCCATTCACGATAGAACCAATTGCGCCCGGCGGGCGTGGATATCAATAACGCTCTACCACCTCGATCAGCGAGGGATGGTTGTATGGAATCGGTATAGGCTACTTCGCTGACACGGCTGGCCTCATCAATGACGGCTAAATCAAAGGCATCACCTCGAACGCTATCAGCATCATCACTGGCTGAATACAAGCCGAGGAAACCACCGTTGGCGAACTCTACCGTGCGATTGGAGCGGTTCATGACCACCGCGTTAGATTGTTTTACATCTGCTAGTGTCTGCTCTAGCCATCGCCAGAGAGGATACCCATTTCTGAAAGCAGGTACAATCCATGCTGCCCTGCCACCATAGGCCGCTGTCATGAGTGTACACACACCGCCCAGCGTTGTTTTACCCCAGCGTCTCCCGTTCGATACTACTACTATTGGATGTAACGATAACGCTTTTGCTATCTGTAATTGATCCGGCCTCAATTGTGGCAATGATAGAGTTAAAGGAGAAGTTGATGGGTTGGGCATTGATACCGCTCACTTCCACGCGCTGTACGTCATCCAACCCGAGTGCCGATCGTTGCATCTCAGTAACCAGCTTCAATGCTGCGACCAATGCGCTAGCAGGTGCGACATGTGATTCAACTTGATTTCTCAGGCTTTCGACTATCAATATCTTT